GTGTCGATGACAAGACTGGATAGCACGCCTTGAAAACGTTCTGCTACTTCGTCTACCAGTTGATCAATTTCTTCTTCGTCTTCGATAAATTCTGCAATATTGTCATTGCAGTGGAAACGGGCATTTGCTGCCTTGATGCGGGCACGAATTACTTCGCTGATGTATTTGTCACTCATTTATTATTCTCCGATGTTAAGGCAGAGGATTGCCAATTGTTTATTCTACAGGATTATTTAGGTGGTGTCAACCAAGGATTAACATCATATGGTCTCCCGGTGTGTATTCGATCAAGATATTTTACCACACGTTTTTTTAATCTACGAATAACCGGATGGTTGTGATTGTGTTCAAAGGCTCGAATATATATCAGCCATGAATTGAGTTTTTGTCTACAATACCGTTGATCACTGTTGATATAGGCAACGATCTTTGATCGATCCGGGCCAAAACGATCTGCCAGCTCGTCGACAATATTAAATGCGTAGGCATCTATCTCATCAAACTTGCCAAGATATTCTTGTGCTTCTCGTATTTTTAATCGTTGGGCACAACTGCGATAAGATGAACATTGTAAAAAGTTTTTCTTTCTATGTTGGCTCATATGGATGATTTCATGCAGTATAGTATCTGCTGTCAACACCCCTATACTATTGATTCTTTTGTGTGTTAGTTTGATGTGGTCGTCTGCACCGTGATAAAAGAAAATTACTTCGATAGGTTTACTACCTGCTTCGTCATAGTCGAGATGATAATATCCCGAAATGGCAACTTGACCAATGTCAAGGTCATGTGGAATGAATTTCTTTTTAACTCGTATGGGTATGTGTTTTTTTAATAGTGTGGTAATACGATTATGAAACTCTGGCACTGGAACCAGACTGGGTGATGTAGAAAGAGATTGCTGAACAATGCCAATAATGCCATTTCTAGTTAAATCAACCCAGTCAAAGTTCTTCACTTACAATGTGATAAGGATTACATTTCCACTGTTTCGTAATCAGCTTTGCTGACTCCGCATTCTGGGCAAAGAAAATCGTCGCCCAACTCTTCCCATTTACCTTCTAGACCTTCGTCATGGACATGGCCACAGACAATACAAATATGTTCAGTCATAAAGCAGTACCTCCAATTGTTGTTGATAAGCAGCCGCATGGCGCTGTTCTACTTGCTTTAGAGCAGCAAATCGTTTTTCTGCCTTGGCCAACACAGCCTTAAACTCCGCAGCATGTTCTTGACTTTCTTCAATTTGTTCCTTCATTTCTTTTTCGGCTAATTCATTGCCTTCGTGAACAGCATCATCTCTAAAATTAGGATACATTGTGGTAAACTCATATGTTTCGCCTTCAATGGCTTTTTCCAAACACTCTTTAGTACTAGGTCGGCCAATCAACAGTTCCAAATGGCCCCAGGCGTGTTTGAGTTCTTGATCTGCGGTGTGTTCAAAATGACGAGCAATATCCTCGTGCCCTTCTTCTCGTGCAATACGGGCAAAGTAACGGTATTTGATATGCGCTTGCGATTCTCCCGCCAATGCGCTTTCTAAATTTTTCAGTGTAACTGACATACTCTTGTTCTCCTTAAAGTGTGTGTTGTCTTACATATATTATATATGCTTTTAACACCGATAATCAAATGGATTTTTGCTATTTTTGTTAATGAAAATTTCTATAGGTGTTATAGGAAAAACCAATAATTATTATTCTGTATATTCGTCGCCATTGCGGCTATGATATTTTTTCTCTGGATCAAATCTTTCAAATTGATCATAATGTGGTTCACCTGGTAATACTCTCTTACCTACAAAATATTCACCTATGTGATTGATATAGTTCTTTCCATGAGAATTTTTAATGATAGCCCCTACCAATCCCTTGGCTTCGTATAAAGCCTTACCAATCATACCTTCATTGAGATTTATTGTAGACCAATTTTCTTCAGGATAATGTTCGGCATACCATTGACCGTAATTGAATCGAGTGTGTTCGGCGCTGTATACGGTAGCCATGGGACTGAACAGTAATCCACCTTTTTCATACCTATAATCCCCAAATGTCCAATCTGTAGGTAGAGCAGCAGATTCGGATTCGGTGAAGTACCATGCTTGTCTTTTCAGCACCACTTGACTGAGATCTTTGTCCAGTTCCAACAACTTGATTAGGTCTTTTACATGCACAGTTTCTAATATTTCTACGTCGTCCTCTTGATGCCAAACATAGTCATATCCTCGGTCTTGGATCAATCTCCAAAACTCTGTCCAGGTTACACTGAGCCCTTGATTTACTTCGTGTAGATAAATTTCATTATACCCAAAACATTTCACCAATTCGGTGATTAAGGTATTGTTTCTATTTTTGGGAAAATCGTCAATGAATATTTTATCTACTTGACAATCGCCAAAGTCCAAATGTCGTTGGGCTGTTAATGTTCGAGTTAGATATTCTAACCTATTGGTGGAAAATATTACCTGGCAGATTTTATATGTCATCACCATCTCTCTGTGTCGAAGAAAAAGGTTTGAAACAAGCGGCAGTTATCGGGTTGATCGCCAAAATAGTCTAAACTAGCATGAAATAAATCACCACGGTACAGGATCAAGCGATTATATCTATTACCAATTCTGTCAAATAAATCCCATTTGGTATAATCGTATCCTTCCCAGTCTGTGGTTTCTCTACGATGTTGTCCTGTGGACCGGTGCCTAAATAAACCAGTTCCGCCTGTATGCGGAGCATCGGGAGTTAGATAACATACTCCGGCCCACATGTTGTAAGGGTCACTGTGTATCCAGGTTCGATCCTGTGCAGTGGCCAGTTGAAATGCTCCGGTATATCCAGAACTTTCATAGGTATTGGTAATACGCCCGGCAAACTGCATGTAGTGCTCAATGGCCGAACGAACATCATCGGTGAAGAACGGAGCAGTTCGACATCCAGGAAAATTACCTCGCACTTTGAATTCTTGCGACAATGCAAAAGATCTCACCCCATCTGGGTTAGAATAAAAATTGTCAACGATGATCAGTGATGCTTCCATATATTAATATCTCATAAATTCGCCACCGGCACCCAACCATCCGGTTATAGTCCAATCGGTTTCAATAACATCATTGGCCCAAGGACGGGTTAGATAATAAGTCAGCGTTTCAATATCCAGTGTGCTCATTCTAGGGCTGTCCAACATGGGAGGAACAGCAGTCAGCAGATCCAACATGCGATCATGATAGCCACGACCCCATCCATACAACACTGTACAATATTGTCGTAGCTTGTTATCACCTTGTTCGGCTCGGCGATCCACTAGGCCATAGCCCCAGGAATCATTCCACTCATAGGCCAAAGGATGTTTAAAAAACAAACGATCAGTATTGTGTTGGGTCAGCAAGGAATCATTGAAACTGCGATTTAAGAAATATCTACCACTGAGTTTGAAAAAGTAATCAAACTGTTTGAGCTCTGCTTGATATGCCCTGATGAAAGTGGACATCAACAGTGTTTCGCAGTAGCTCTTGTTTCTATGTGTGGTGATTGATTCATGTATATGCGGAAACTCTTTTCGAATACTCACATACCGGACATTGGGCTGCCAATAAAAGAAGTTTTCATAAAGATGATGGTTGTCACTGGTGTCCACAATGTAAATTTGTGTATCTGCTGGACTAACAGTATCTATACTGGACACAGTCATTACTGTTTGCCGCAGTCGTTCTTCGGCAGAAAAGAAACTTCTTGTCGGACTATAACTCAACGGATAGTTGTTATCAACTTCAATGCTGCTGGTAACTATGAATGCTTTTTTCATGTTCTATAAAAATTCTTGTCTTGTACTCTTCTAAAGTACAGATCAAATTGATCGTGTACCACATCTTCGGCATAATTGGCCATGGCCCAGGCTCTGCAACGATGTGGATCTATTTCGTCAACTCGATTCAGCGCATCAACAAATTCTCGCATTTCTCTGCAGCGAAACCCAGTTTCTCCTTGAACCACAGTTTCGGTAAATCCACCCCAGTCGGTGGTGATGGCAGGAGTTCCGCTGAAGTAACCTTCTGCTACCATGTTACCAAATGGCTCAACATAGTAAGTTGGTCCAATGATGGCACGAGCACGGCTCATTAGTTCTCGCCGTTGATCGGCATCACACAGGCCCACACAGGTTACATGGTCAGGAGTTTGATGGTATCCCAAATGACCAAGATCACCCGGCCCTGCTATGATCAGCTGATGACCACTGATTTGTGTGGCTTGAATAGCAATATGTATACCTTTGGTTTCAATCACTCGGCCAAAATACAGTACATAATCGTCTTTGTCGTCGTTGAAAGTAAATTCACTGGGTGTAAAAGCATTAGGGATAACAGCATCAAACCACGAAGGACTCATCAACATGTCATTCTGCCCATAGTACATGTGCATTTGAGCATAACTGGTAAACACTCTGTAGGGCGCCCACACTGCTTTGGTATCATAACCTATACTGGGCTCTACCACAGTCAGATCAGGATTGGCATCGGCTGCCGCACGATTTTCCCACCCATGAAAACACATGATGAGATCGCCGGGCTGCTTTCTGGCAGAGATGGCTTCACCACAACGGCGACTGTATTCTGAAATTTTCACATCGGCATCCTGTGTGACATCGTCCAAACATATAACAGTTTCACACGGTGCCTCACATCCTGCTATACCATAATGAATGCAATGCCACCCACGCTGGGTCATGTTTTCGATAAACTTGATGGCTGCTATGCTGAAAGGATCGATACGATTGAGAATAGTAACAGGGCTTTTGGCACTGCCTAAAACATGTAATGTGTTCATGCTGTTAATTATCTCTTTGATCCTGTGACAATCAACGATCCCGATTTTTTGTGAGAATATGTATCAGAGTCATCGCGATTGGGATCATCATGACAACATAAATCATTAATAAATTGTTAACTGAATCTTCCATGTGTTTAATCCACTATAGGTCCATTGCCATTACGGAATCCTACAACACCGCCTTCTGCCGTAATCCTTTTGATTACATCTTCGAACAGGATAGGAGCAAAGTCGGTCTGCTCCACGCAAACACTGTGATAACGCACATCAATTGCCCCATCTAGCATAACACGATTAGAATGGAGATGACCATGTAGGTTGACACCAAACCTGCCCAGGCTTTCTGGATGGATGGGAATGTGAGTCAGTATCATGCCATTTAACACATGACAACCTCTAATGGCTCTAAAATATTGTCGATATTCGTCATCAGTGAAAATATCGTGGTTACCACGGATCAACACCTTGTCTCCGTTCAGTCTGGACAGGGTAGGAAATGCCCGGCGATTAATTATCACATCGCCAAGGTGATATACTTTGTCCTTTGGACGAACACGGTCGTTCCACCGGCGAATCATTTCTTCGTCCATTTCCGCAGGATCTGTCCATGGACGCAGTTTGGTTACACCGTCGGCTTGGGTGAAGTGGCAAACTCCTGCGTGTCCAAAATGTGTATCACTGACTAGGTATGTTGCTGGCACGATATGTTATCTCTGAAATTTACTGTACAGCAAATATTATATATGATATTGACAAGGGTGTCAACATGTGGTAGGACCTACCGGGTTCGAACCGATGACATTTTGCGTGTAAAGCAAACACTCTACCAACTGAGTTAAGGTCCTGTATTCTGGAGCGGGATGCGAGAATCGAACTCGCGACTTCAGCTTGGAAGGCTGAGGTAATACCATTTTACGAATCCCGCAATTGTCATTAAAATTATTTATAAGAGGTCAATTAAAGATTTTTAAAGATGTAAACGTATAATTTTAGTAATGTTTTCGCTCTCCCTAATATCATCGACAAACTCTACAATTACATCGGGTGCCAATACGGCTGCAGAGTTGGCTACTGTTCGATTACTAGTGATGACTAATAATCGAATATTGGGATAGGATTTAATTTTATCTGTAATAAAGTTGTTCCAGACGGCCAATTGTTCCTGTTCTCTTGCAAATATCTCATCATAATAGGAACAAATAGATTCGTCCAAGTTATCCCAAATTCTAACAAATAACACAGGTTCGTTACTATTTAAAGTATCATGCAACCGCTCGAATCTTTTTTTATATTTTTCTATTACTTCTATTTTTTGCGCAGCAAAGTCGGTGAAGTCGTGTAAGATAATGGCTTTTTTATCTTCAACAAGTAAACGAGTTTGATCATGCACAAATTTTTCATCAAATTTAAAAAAATTATCAAAGGTATCAAACGACTGTATAACAAATGATTGAGTGGTAATTAACCAATCCCAAGGACCGGCAGGCTGGTTCAGATCACGCAGGCTAGCGGCCAAATCACATCCACCTACACCGCCTAGACTGATTATTTTCATCGAACTAATCCCGCACGTACTACTTTACCCAGTGCGTTGAATGATGTGATATCCAAATTGTGTTTGAATCGGACCACTGACCTGCCCAATCTGCAACCCAAAGGCCGCATCTTCAAACGGCTTGACCATCTGACCGGGTCCAAACTCGCCGAGATCCCCACCACGCTGGCCACTGGGACACTTGCTGTTGTCAATGGCCAACGCTTCAAATGATTCACCGGCAACCACACGATCAGCCAGATCCTGTGCTAGGCTTTGGCTTTCTACTAAAATATGACTGGCTCTGACTTTCATGATTTTCCTTTGGAATTTTGGTGCCCCTTGACAGAATCGAACTGCC